TGCGGGGTGTCAAAATGCGGAAAAGTCCAGTATTTACAGGGGTTCCCGGCTTTTTTGCCAGTACACTTCCCCCCGTTTTGCAGTACACTTCCCCCCATTTTCTCATACACTTCCCCCCGGTTTCTGATACACTTCCCCCCGGTTTTCGTGCGGATCATGTAGGACAGTTCCCCCCATTTGCAGGACAGTTCATTTCTTCGGCTTGTAATCGCCGTTCCTGCCGTTGTGGGTGAAGATCAATTCATCGTCCAGGGTTGCCATTGTGGGAATGATCCTGTTCCCGTGAAGGTCAACAAACCATTCTGCGGCATCCGTCTTCTTGTCTATCAACTGGTATGCCTTTTCAAATGCCCTGCGCAATGCGTTGTTCTTGTTCGACACGTCCTTGTATGACTGAATCCGTCCCCGCAGCAACGGTGCGTCATTTATCAGACTGCGGAAACTGATTGAATACGTCACACGTTCCGGGTACTGTGTCTTTGCGCCCTTCTTGCGGTATGTCTGAATGTCCGGGATGTAACCACGCTGCAATAGACCTGTGGTTATCAGATACACAAGTTCAACGGCAGTTTTGTTCCGTTCCTTCGCAATGCTGCTGTGAACAAGTGTGTTGTGGTACGGCTGCTGATAGTCAATCAATGCGCCTTTCCTGGTCTTCTTTTCAATGTGGTTCTTTTCCCCCAGGACTTCAAACAATCGCATGATATAGGGGACTGCAAACGTCATTGTCTGATTTTTCATGTCCAACTGGATTATAGAAAACAGTTTTGATACAGTCTGCGTCCCCGGCATAATGCCGACACAGTTTTCAAAGGAATGCAGCTTCCCCATGATGTCCGGGGCATTGCCCTTTGATACTTCAATCCCCATTTCCCGGAAAAACTGCGGCAATGATACTGTGATCGTAAAGGCATCGTGCCGGATGTTGCTTTTCACTGCTGCGGTGTAAAGCTGCTGCAACAACGGGAAGTCCAGGTCTTGAACGTCTGTGTACTTGCCCTTGCTGTACTGCTTCACAATTCCGGCGGTTTCCTTGTCAAACATGACTGTTCCGTTTTCAAAGTCCAGGCGTTTGAAAAAGTCCGGGTTCATCAACGCAATATAGGCGTTCTTGTTTGCCTGCGTGGTCAATGCGCCCTGGTACTTCTTATCAGATATGACGTACTGATAGAATCCCGCAGAAACAAGGTTGCCTGCCCGCTGTGTCCGCTGTGGTTTCTGTCCCTTCGCCTTTGCTTGCGCCTGCTGGTGCTTTTCTTCCAGGCGTTCCCGGTATTCATCAATAGCAGTTTCAAACGCTTCTATTGCGTGGTTCCCGTAAAGCATCGGGGCAAGCTGTCCGGGGGCTTCATATTCAACGGTATATACAGCGGTGTTCCTGGTGCGGATCAAGATTGCGTCCAGGTCTTCCGCAGGTATGCCCGCTGTGATTTCGTCTTCAAACGGCAACGGCAGGTCTGCAACGTGCGCAGCGTCCATTTTAAGGACGTTTGCTGCAAAGTCCGTCATGTTATAACCTTCCCGCAGAAAATCCCGCAGGATGTCCGCTGTAAAGCGTTCACGGACGGTCTGTTGCAGGCTGCGGGGCAATTCCTTGTATGGAATCCGGGGCAGCCCTTCCCATGCCCTTTGTGAATAGTCTTCTATTGTTTCGCCGGGTTGCTGATTCGCCAGGGCTTCCAGGCGTTCCCGAATTTCAGATAGTTTCAATGTGTCACCTACTTTCGACACAGCGGACACACAGAATATTCAATGTGTCCCGTGTATGTCATTTGTTCAATGCGTCCAGTGTGTCCCGCCAGTTCGGGTGTGCTTCCATGTCCGCCAGGATCAACCGGGTCAGATAGTCCGTGATTGTGGTACGGTTCCGCCATGCCATTTCCTGCAAATAGTCCTTGCATTCCATCGGCAATTTAGCATTGAAACGGTAATATTCCGTCTTTGCTGCGGGTTCCGGCTGCTGCTGTTCTGTGGACTGAATAATGCTGTTGTAGGGGTTCCCCTGCGGTGCTGTGAATTTCTGCTTTGCCATGATTGTTCCTTCCTTTCGTTATATGGTCATTTCTGCAAACAGTGCTGCATAGTCCTTCGCCGGGTTGCTGTTCGGGGCATAGTCAAACAAGGATTGCTGCATTGCCTGCGCCTGTTCGACTGCCACGCCTTCCCGGATATAGGTATCAAATACCTTCGTTCCCATTTCCTGCGCCTGCTGGACAATGCTTTCCCGCAGATCGTTTGCCAGGGTCTGCCGGGGCTTGTACTTCGTCAGAACAATTCCGGCAACGGTCAACGCAGGGTTGCAATATCGCTGTACCTGTGAAATGGTTTCCCGCATCTGATACAGTCCCATTATTGAAAAGCTGTTTGCCTGCATCGGCAGCAATACGGAATCCGACACGGACAGGGCATTTATCAATAGACTGTTCAAGTCCGGCTGCGTGTCAATGACAATCAGATCATACCTTCCCCGGATGTCCTGCAATGCGCCTTTCAAGATAAAGTCCCGTCCAGGCTTGTTTGCAATCGCCTGTTCCGCTGCTGCCAGGTTCAGACCTGCCGCAATTAAATGTGTCTGCGGTGTCTGCTGTATCACGTCTGCCGCCCGTGTCCTGTCTGTCAGAACGTCAAACAATCCGGGGGCTGCTGCGTTCCCCTGCAATGCAAACGTGAAATTTGCCTGCGGGTCTGCGTCCACAGATAGAACGGACTTGCCCTGCATCCTGGCATAATTGACAAGGGCTGCTGCGGTGCTTGTTTTCCCGGTTCCGCCCTTCCCGAATGCCACAGTTAGAATCATGTTTTTTCACCTTCTTTCTATGTTAAGGTCTGCGGCTACTTTATCATTGACAAGGGAATCACGGTAAATCCGCCACACGCCGCCCAGCTTCTTTCCCTTCAATGTCCCGTCCCGCAGGCGGGCTTGTACGGTGTGTTTGTGTACGTCCAGGATCGCCGCTGCTTCCTGTACTGTGAAATAGTCCTGCTGCGGGATGTCCGCTGCGGTTACTTCCTTCCGGGGTCTTCCGCCTGGATGTTTCATTGTGTCACCTTCCTTCCTTTATCCGGCAATCGCCTGTAATAACTGCAATGCCTGCCGCTGCTGCGCTGCGTTCATTCTGCGCATACAGTCCGCCGCCTGCGTTGCTGCGTCTGTTTCGATGTCAAACAGGAAATTATAAATCCGCTGTTCGCTGTGTTCCTTCCGCTGGTCAATGTTGTGTGCGTAAATGCCCGTTGTTTCGGGGCTTGCGTGGCGGGCGTGGTGCTGCGCTTCCTGGATCGTTGCCCCTGCTTCCAGTAGGAATGTAACGGACGTGTGCCGCAGGCTGTGTGCGCTGATCCTGTGGGTGTCATATCCGGCAGCAATCAACCTGCCTTTGATGATCCGGGAAATGGAAGGTTCCGTCAAACGCTGTCCCCTGCTGCGGTTCCCGGTGCTTGCGAACAACGGTGCGTCCGCATCCTTCTTGCCCCTTGTGTCCAGGTATGCCATGATTGCGGAATAGACTTCCGGGGTCAGCTTCTTGTATGCGTCCGCTTCATCGTGTCCCTTGCCCTGGATGAAAAGAACGTGTTCCCCTGCCAGGACTTCCATATTGCCGATGTTTGCCCGCTGCATTTCGATAATGCGCAGTCCTGCGGTAATGGATAACAGTATCATTGCATAGTCACGCTTTCCGGCATCGTCTGCGGTGTCTATGCTGTCCAGGACGGTTTTTGCATCGTTCTTCTGCAACGGATCACGCTTTGTATTGTCCGCCCGGACTTTTGCCCCCTTCACGTTGTCAGACACGTTCGGATATAAGTTTTCCTGCGCAGTCCACTTGAAAAACATTTTGACTGCCCGCAGGTAACGTGCCTGTGTTCCGGCTGAAAAGGTAATAACGCTGCCGCTGCTGCTGCCCGGTCTGTCATAGCGTGTCCGGCGGGGGTGCGGTGCTGCCAGGTACTTTACATAGTCCAGGATGTCCGCCCGCTGCGGCTGCTGGATGTTGTTATCATGCAGCCATTCCATAAAGCAGCGCAGGCAAACGCCGTATGACTTGACTGTGACTTCCTTCACGTTGATATAGTCAATGAATCGTTCCAGTAGTGTTTGAATACCTGCTGCGGGGATGATCGCCGCCCCTGTGGTTGTGATAATTTCGTTCATGATCCTTCCTGCCCTTTCCTGCCGCCTGCATCTGTGGTATAATGCAGACACGGCAATTTGTGATTGCTGCGGGACTGTCCTTTACTTTTCCAGGGTGCGGGGCAGTCCTTTTTCTTTTCCTCTTACTATTATATAGTTTTTGTTCCCGTCTGTCAAGCACACAGGACAAATATTTTATACCTGCGCTGTCCGGGGTGTCCTTTGTAAAAGTCCGGGCAGACCTTAACATAGAATCACAGGGGCAAAATGCGGGCAGGAATCCCCATTTTCACAGTGTTTCGGGGGTCAGTTTTGCGGATATGCCCTGTAATGCGTCAGAATGCCCCTACAATGCGTTTTAGTGTTCGGACGGGGATTTTATCGACCTGCCCCCGAAAAACGCCGTACAGGGCAAAATAGAAGGGCGGTTCCCGTGAAGGTTCCGCCCTGTGGGTCTGTCTATGTGGTTTTTATTCCGGGGTCACGTTGAAAAACCTGTACAGCATATCTTTTGCCTGCGGCTTGTCAATCCACTTCTTATAGTAGGACAAAATGCCGTCCAGGTTGCGGGCGTTTTCTTCTTCCGCCTGTCCGCCGATGTAATAGGTTCCGCCCGTGTCAATGTTGTGTTCCTTCGCATAGCGCAGGACAATTTGCGTCATGGTGCGGTTGCCTGCATTGCGCTTCAAAATGCCCTGGATGTCACGGGGAAGAAGGGTAATGCCGGACTGTAACAGTTTTACATCGTCCGTCAGTTCCGCCGGATCAAGGTTGTTCAGTTCGGCAGCGTCCGCCCTGTACTGCGCAACAAGGTTCCGGGCTTCCTGGATCGCCCCTTCCGATGCAGTTTCAATCTTCCTGCGCAGGGCATCCCGCTTCGGGTAAATATCATCCTTCAACGCCTGCGGGCTGTATCTGCCGGACTTGATTTTTTCTTCCAGCTTGTCACGTTCCGCAATGTCCTTGCTGATTTCATCGGTGCGGGCTTCCAGGGTGTCAAAAACAGTCTGTACAATATTGTTATCCATGATTATTCCTTTCCGGGCTTCATGCCCTTAACAAGATCAATTAGTGTGCATCCGTGGTTGTACATTGCGCAGCGTTCATTGCATTTCCTGGCAATGATACAATCCATGTTCTTTGTGTCCTTTGTGGCGGGGGTGTCCATCCTGGCAAATGCGCAGCCTGTGTCCAGGTAGAATGCGCAGGACTTTTCACAGCTGCATTTCACGTTGTTTCTGCCGATTTTGAAGGGGCAGTCCCGCCCGGTCTGTGCTGCTGCCATTTCTGCGGCTTCCCGCTTGCGGTTTTCTTCGTCCCGTTTCTTCTGTGCTTTCTGACTGGCAAAGAACACGCTGCGGGGAATCCCGTTGATTTCGGGTTCATATTCAATGCAGTTTCCGACCTTGCGGAAATGTCTTCCGTACTGGTCAACTTCATTGTATTCTGCGTCTTCCGGTTCCGCAGGCGGCCTGCGCTGGTCAAAATAGGGGTTGTACATCATGCGTCTTCACTTCCTTTCTGTGTGGCAATGATCGCCGCTGCCATTGTTCCGACTGCTTCCGTCATGTCTTCCACAACGTCCCGCAGTTCTTCAATGCGTGTTTCCAGGTTGAACGTTGCTGTTTCCGCTGCCCTGGCTGCGTCCGGGAAGTAGTGGTCTTCGATGTAGTCCACAGTGAACAAGGGTGCATGATAGCCCGTGTGGGTCTTTATCAATTCCCTGTTCGCATCCTGCATTGCAACAAATGCCGGTACAATCTGATTATTCCAGTCCTGCCCGTCAATCTTTGTCTGACAGTGCGGACAAGTCCGGCTGCGTGTGGTCTTCCAATCGTCACGCCCGTACACGTCCCAGGTTCCGCCGCAGTAATCGCAATGAATCCGTAAAAATCCCATGTCTTCACCTTCTTTCTATGTTCAAGTCTGTTCAGACCTTACCTTTCGTCATGCGCTGTATTTGCTGTTGTTTATCAGCATATCCAGGGCATAACGCAGGCTGTCTATACAGTGATTGTCCTTGTCCGGGACGCTTGCCAAAAATTCCCCGTCCCTGGTCTGTTCGTACTCATATTCTGTAAATTCTTTGAATGCGTGGGGTGTCCGGCGGGGATCAATGATAATGTGCTTTGACTGTAACCATCGAATGCCATAGTTCACGCTGCCGCCATATTTCTTGCATTCTATGGCTTTTATATCCTGCTTCCGCAGGTCTGCAACGCTTTTCGGTTCCGCAGAATCGCATATAACAAGCTGCTTTGCCTGGTATATTCCATCTGCGAACGGTGAATAGTGGTATTCCGCCGGGGCTGCTTTGTCATAGCCCTTCGCCTTTATCATGTCCGCAATTTCTGTGTTGCTGCATCCCCGTTTCACAATTTCGTCCAGGATGTAAACCGTCTGTGTCCGGCGGTCATAGCTGCATCGGATGAATGCGAACGGATCAACGGAAAAGCCCCAGTCCACGCCACAATAGAAATACTGCATCTGTTCTATTTCTGCGTCTGTGATTTCCCTTGCTTCCACGTTCGGGAAGACTTCGCCGCCGCTTCCGACTGCTTCCCCCAGGTATTCATGCCGGAATGCCTGTTCGTTGATTTCCCGCAGGCGTTCCGCTTCCAGGATAAACGCTTCCCCCAGCCATTCCGCCGGAATCATCGTGTAATCGGTGCGGAACACAACTGCCCTTTCATCCGGGATCAGAATATACTTGTTCGCCCAGGAATTGACGGACAACGGGGGATTGAAGGAATTGAAGATCCGAAAATCATTGCCGCCACGGACAACGGATTGCAGGACGTTTCTAACCTGGTTCCCGCCGTTCAGTTCGGAAAATTCTTCAAACCATACATATTTGAACGTGCCGTTGCGGGGTTTTATGGATTTCAGCTTGCTTGCATCGTCCAGCCCCCGGAAAAATATCTGCTGTCCTGTGGGAATGTAGGTGTAAACCATCGGGGACACGCTGCCACGCCACAGGTGCGCCACGCCCAGGGCATCAATAGCCCAGGCAATTTGTGAAAAGACGCTTTCCCGCAGGGTGTTTGCATATCGCCGGAACACAATTCCGTTTGCTGTGGGATCGTTCATGATCCCGTCCACGATTTCCAGGGAAACAAAACTGCTTTTTGCGCTGCCACGTCCGCCCGGTAAATGGAATATGGTATGCGTCCCGTCCTGGACTTCCTTGTGTGTGGGAAGGTAACAAGGGGCTATGCAGTCCACAATATCAATGTGCGGTGCGCTGGCATCCTGCTTTGCCTTTACCACGGTGCGGACACGGCTTTTCAGTCTGTCATAGTACATTATGAATCACCTTCCACGGCTTCCAGTTCCGCCAGGATGTCCGAAAATTCCGTCAAGCGCAGTCCGTATTCAAGCAGGCTGCGGGCTGCTGCAATCCTTGCGCTGCTGTTTTCGTTATCGTCTTCCACGATGTCACGCAGGGCGGAAATTGCCGGGGACAAGGACTGCTGCGCCTGCCGTGTGGCATCCTGGACAAGCTGCCCGAATGCTTTCTTGTATTCCTTCTGAAATTCCGGGTCTGCCAGGTAGTCCCGCAGGGTGCGGGGCGCAATCCCGGCTGCTTCCGCCGCAGCTTTCTTTGTGGGTTGTGTCAGTAGGGCTTGCAATGCCCTTTGTTTGTTCGGTGTCAATCGTTGTCACCTTCCTTCCTGGCATCAAACGCCTGCATTGCTGCGTGTGCTGCCGCCACGTCTTCCGGGGTCATTTCTGCGCCCGTCAGATAACGCAGGACAAGGGCTGCTGTGTCCAGTTCATCAAACCATGCAACGGGCTTTCCTGCTGTGGTTTCGATGTAATAGCGGCGTTTGTTGCCCTTCAAATAGGTGTAATACATCGTCATTCCTTTTCACCTTCTTTCCTGCCGTTTTCTGCCGATTTCTGCCCGTCAGAATGCGTTTTTTTCTGCCAGTAACGTTCCTGGTATTCCTTCCGCTTGTCCGGGTTCTTCCTGTACCATTCACGTTTGTATGCGTTGCGGGCTTCTCTTGCCGCATCTGTCATTGCCATTTCTTCACCTTCCTTCCTTACTTCGGGATTGTCCATTCTTCACAAGTGCATTGCCGCATATTCAGACCTGCGCTTGCCGGGGTTGCGGAATCGTCCCCGTCCGATGTCACACGCAGAATCTTTCCATCTGATAGCCTTTTGAATACATCGTGATACATCAATACTTTGTCCCGCCTTGTGGTCACGGTATAAAGGGACTTCACGCCCTGGACTGCTGCGACACGGGCTTCAAGCGAATTATCAAACGTGATAGCTGCTTTGAAGGTGCTGTCCGTGTCTTCCGTCCACACGGTTGTATATCCGCCGTATCCGTCCGGTCTGCGGACTTGCTTGTACATATTGCAATCGGTCATTGCCTGGTCTAACAGTGACATTCTTTTCACTTCCTTTCATCTGACATACAGGGTCTTTCCGTCCGCTGTGGTCACAATGATAATGTTGTAAACGGTGCTGATTGTGATTGTGTCCGTTGCGGTGCTGATCCTGGCTTCCTGGACGTTCTGCGCAGCGTCCTTATTTACTCTTGTGCGGTGTGTGGTGAAGGTGTATTCAGAATCGCCCACAAGATCATATATGCGGGTTTCTGCGCCCTGCCGTTCGATTTTAAGCGTGTCTGTTTCGTACACGGTCACTGCGTCTTGCTGTGTGTCCGTACAGCCCACAAGGAAGACTGCTGCCATTGCCAGGGAAACAATAAACGCTGCCAGTCTGTACACGGTCTTTGTTTTCATGCGTTCGCCCCCTTTCCTGTGTGTCCCGGCATTCGCAGCGTTCGCCGGGATCAAGATTGCATCCGCAGAACGGACACGTTCGGTAATATGTTTTTGTTCTCATGCGTTCCGCCTGCCTTTCATGTTCAAAATATCTGCTGTATTCATTATATCATAGATATATAAGAAAATCAAGATACAGAGGACACACGCTGTATTTTGTCTGCATGATGTTTCTATGTAAAAGTCTTTTTAGACCTTAACATAGAACGGGCATGAAAAAAGCAGGGTTCCCGGTGTTGGTTCCCTGCCTTTCGTTACTGTTTTTTTAGGGGTCAGATAAAAGGATTGTCCGGGTCTTCATCGTCAATCGGTGTGAATCCGCCGCCCTTGTAATATGCCGGGGGTGTGGCGTACTTGTCCACGGGATAGAACACACTTGCCGCCGGATTGAATGACATATACAGCTTGCCGCCGGGTGCATTCAATCTGTTTTTCAATACCTGGACAAGCATTTCCCGGTTGCCGTTCGCATCCCCCCGCTGCAATTCTGCCATATCGTCCGGGTTGCTTGCTTTGTAGTATTCCCCGTTGTCCTTCTTCCTGCGGTCTGCCAGTGCTGCATAGTTCAATGACAACTGGATGTCTGCGGAATATTCGATTGCGGACGTGTCCCGCCCGGAATCCAGGGACACAATACCACTTGTGTTTGCTGCCCTGTTGTTTGCGCTGATCGCAAATACAAAGGTGTCATACTGGATCGCATAGCCCTTCAATGCGGCAACTGCCTTTTTCAGTATTTCCGCCTGTTCTTCCCGCTTGTCTGTGGTTATCAAATGCAGATAGTCCAGGATCACAACGGGGGCGGGCTTGCCTGCCTGCTTTGCAGCTTCCCCGGCAGCGTTCAGAACGTTCATGATGCTGTCCAGTGTGGTTCCTGTCCCTTCCGGGTTGTACTGCATCCGTTCTGCAATCGTCCTGCGGTATTCGTCCGCTGCTTCCTGGATGTATGCCCGCCTGGTATCGTCCCAGGAATAGCCCTTCAATACATCTGCGGCAGATATGCCCTTGTGTCCCTGCCTGTGGCATATCCTGGACACGCTGCGGGCAAGTAGCTGTTCCCGTGACATTTCCAGGTTAAGGAAGATCACGTCCGCCCCCTGCTTTGCCATTTCTTCAAATACCTGTGATGCAAGCGCAGTTTTTCCCGTTCCCGGTGCTGCGGTCAAGATCACAAGGGCTTGCCGGACAATGCCGCCGCCCAGCAATCTATCAAACGCAGGCATTCCAGTTTGCAGGGGCTTGTATGCTTCCGTCTGTACCTTCCCCATAAATTCATCAAACAACTGCAATGCCGTTTTCCGGGGTTGTGGGGCTTCCTGTGGCGTTTTCTGTCCAGGTGAAGGGATTTCCCCTTGTCCTGCCTTTCCTGCGCCCTGTGGGGCTTGTGGGCGTTCCTGCAGGGGTGTGTACACGTCCCCACAACTGGCAATCGCCTTTGCTATGGTCTTTTGCAGGTACTTTGTATAGTGCGCAGGGCTTTTGTACTTCCCGCCGCTTTCCCTGCATAGTCCCGACTGCCGGAACAATGCTTCCATCCTGGCAGCGTCCTTCCCTGTCCAAAATGCAAGCAGGTTACACAATGCCTGGTCTGCTTCCGACTGTGAAGGATAACCACACAAGCCCCCGTCCCACAGTTCAGCAAACTTCCTGCCGTTCGCTGCGTTCCTTGCCTTGTCCAGCAATTCCCGGTCTGATATGTCCGCCGGGGTTCCTGGCATCGGTGCTGCGGTCTGCGTGGTCTGCTGCGGTTTCTTCATGTACTTGTCCAGGATCGTTTGCAATCTGTCCGCCCTGTCCAGTATGTCACGGCTGCGCAGTGTGTTTCCTGTGACGGTTACATACTTCCTGGTCATTCCCGGCAGGTATATTTCAAGTCCGCTTTTCTGATTGTTTATGTAGTATTCGTTATCATCATAGCGGAATCCGGGGGCAAGAAACAGAATGCGCAGACCTTCCCCGGACGGGCTTGTTTCGGTGTATGCGTCCATCGTTTCCACAATGTCCGCTGCCAGGGAAGACAACTTCCCGTCCTTCATGCAATGGTCAATGTCAATCGCTGCTATGGAATCGAATATCCCTATTCCCAGCCCGTCAAAACCGTTCACCCTGGCTGCTGCCTTGTCCATCGGTGCAAAGGTGCTGCGGTCATTGCTTCTTGCCCTGTACTGCGGATCGTTCGGGTTGTACGGCATCTTTGTTCTGCGCCCGGTCTGATCCGTTTCATACTTCCACAGGCAGAAAAGCCCGTGTTCCCGCAGGTATGCGGGGATGTTTTCAGTCTTCGTCATGGTCTATCCTTTCCGGGGCATCCTTCCCCCAGGTCTGCAAAGTGATTTTGATTTCATCGTTCACAAGTCCCCTTGTGATAATATCTGTGGCGGTTTCTACCATCCGCAGAACGCCGCCGGTCATGTCCGCATACTGGTTCACAAATTCGACTGCGTTCTGTTCCTTCGTCAATGCCGGGTTTTCCTTCATGATCCCGTCTGCGTTTGCGGTATATGCCACGCTGTACAGCCCCTTGCAAATGTCATTGATTGCAAAGATCAAGTTTTCAATGTCTGCGGTTTCAATGAAAATCTGTTTTGTTTCGTTCATTTTTTCTGCGTCCTTTCCTGTTCATTGATTGATATTTCGGGCGCAGGCGGCTATAATAGCCATAGTGCGCCCCTTGTGGGTGTGCTGCATCGGGGTTGCCGTGTACGCTGTCCAGGCTGCGGCAATCCTTTTTTCATTCGTTCTGCATCGGTTATCACCTTCCTTCCGGCGGTCTATGTTCAAGTATCAGTAGACCTTAACATAGCATTTTCCCTGTATTTCCGGGGGCTGCGTCCATTCTATCCCACAGCGGCGGGGCATTCAATGCCCCCGCCTGCATGGTACTAAGTTACTATATAACTAAGTAATTGCGGGGTGTCAAAATGCGGAAAAGTCCAGTATTTACAGGGGTTCCCGGCTTTTTTGCCAGTACACTTCCCCCCGTTTTGCAGTACACTTCCCCCCATTTTCTCATA